AGTACAAATAACTTTACCAGAAGATGCGACAAATAATTATACAGAAGCAAAAAAACTTTTGAGTAATTTTTTGAAAAGAAATTATTATGAAAAATTAGATAGTGAATTAGAAACATATCTTGCTGTATGTGGTAAAGGATTTAGATTATTATACTATACAGATGTAGTTGATTATTTAGGTAATCAAAATGTTGAAGTTATAATGAAAAATATTAAACCATTTGAAGCATTAGTTATTACAGATAGTACAACTGATGAGCCACAATATGGTATGATATATTATCAAGTTGAAATAAATAATGGAGCACAAAAAACTTTTAGATATAAAGTAGAGTTCTATGATGAAACAAATGTTTATTACTTTATGGAAGATTCAAATGGTAATTACATTGCTGATGATACATATGGTGATGTAGTTCAACAACATGGTTTTACAGTAATGCCATTAGTTTTATTTGATAATAATACATTAGAAACTGGTGATTTTGAAAAAGTAAGAACTCTTATTGATGCTTATGATAGAGTAGTTTCTTTTGGTGTAAATGATAGTGAATCATACGCAATGGCTTATTTATTGTTCTATGGAGTTGAACCTACTTCACAACAAATTTCCGATGCACGTGCTACAGGCGCATTCTATGTTCCGACTTCTGAAGATGGTGCTCAACAAAATGAAATAAAATTTCTTACAAAAGAATTGAACACAACTAATTTAAATGATTTAACAAAATTACTTAATACAGATATTTACAGATTTAGTGATACTGTTGATTTTAATGATAAAGAATTTGCATCGGCACAAAGCGGTGAAGCAAGGAAGTATAAATTAATTGGATTAGAGAATCGTGCAAAAATCAAGGAACGATTATTTAAGTACGGATATCAATATATCTTCAAAGTGTTAAGTTCATTTTGGAAGGCACTAAAGGGAGTAGATGTAGATTATTCAGAAATTGAATTTACATTTACACGTTCATTACCACTTACTATATCAGTAGCTGATATAAATACACTTTATACTTCAGGCATTATTTCTCACGAGACTGCATTAGAATCCTTAGGATGGATTGAAGATACTGATGCAGAAATGATACAGATAAAAGAAGAAAAAGTAACTTCTTCTAATGAAGAAATTCAAAGTAATAATGAGATAATGAAATAATTGTATTTCATATATTTATTAAAGTTACACTTATAAAATAATACTGTAAGGCATGTACTTACAGGTAAAGGAGACATATACTATGGCAGAGACAAACGAACTAACATTAGATGTTGTAAAAGCATTTTTAGATTCAAATGATGAAGCTAAGAAATATTTACAGAGTATTAAAGACAACGCAGTTTCACGAGGAATTTTAACGTTTGAGCAAAATTTTATGAAAGATAAATTTCCTAAAATTCTTGATGATGAAGTTAATAAAAGACTTCCAGTACCTGAAACACCAGAACAGAAACGATTGAAAGAATTGGAGTTGAAGTTCACACAGGCAGATGCTGATAAAAATAGAGCAATTTTACAATCAAAATTATTACAAAGGGCAAACGAAAAAAATTTACCAACATTTTTAACTGAATATTCTTTTGATGAAGATGAAGAAAAATCATATACAAAACTTGAAACACTTGGACAAAAATATATTGCACAAGTTAATGCTGAAGTTGAAGCAAGATTATCAGGTAATGGTAGAAAAGCCCCAATAAACAATGAAAATAAAATTGAAAATGTAACTATTGATAATATAAAAGGCAAATCATTTGATGATTTAATGAAAAATAAAGATGCTATTGAAGCATTACTAAAGCAAGACAATAAATAAGTTTATTAAGGATAAAGCATTAGAGACCAATAAAGTAAAATTTATTGGTCTTTTTTGTTTTAAAAGTTAAGAAATGTGATTTTGCTATATACTTATTTATATAATAAGTGTGATACAGAATTGGCTCGTACAAATCTGGCGATAACTTTTTAGAAATTAAAAACCCCATCTCATTACTAAGAAGGCTTGTACTACTTAGGCTCAAAGAGAACAAAGGTTAAAATATACTTTTAACAAAATGTTCAATAATAAAAATAAGGAGTACATAACATGGCTTTTACATCGGCACAAAGAGCGGTTTATAGTTCAATATTAACTTCTCAAATAGAAAAACAATTAGTATTAGGTAATGCAGTTAATTACGCATATCAACCTGATGCACAATTTGCAAAAAGTGTTATCATAAATACACTTGGTTCAGTAACTATCGGTGATTATGCTGCAGCAACAGGTCTTAGTGGTTCATTAGAATCAGTATCATTCACATCACAAACTTTAACTTTAGATAAACAAAAATACTTCAACATGTATGCGGATGCTACATTACTTTCTGCTACAAACATTGATGTAATTGCAAACGCTACAAGAAACGCATCGTATGGTTTGGCAAATGCAGCAGATGTCGCAATAACAGCATTATACAGTTCATTTAGTTCTGCTTCAAACGCAGTATTAGTTGGTCTTCAAGATTCATCAACTGCAAGTGGTTCAATGTATGATTACTTAGTTGATTTATCTGTTAAATTATCAGAAGCAAACGCACCAATGAACGATAGATTCTGTGCAGTTCCTTTTGAAGCATTAGGATTACTTTCTAAAGATTCAAGATTCACCACACAAAATCCAGTGATTTTGGCAAACGGTGTTGTACAAGGTGCAACTGTAGCAGGTATGCAATTGTTAGCTACTAACAACTTGAATACTACAACTACAACTAAAATTATGGCTTTTCAAAAAGAAGCAATTGCATTCGCAGCAGGTTTAAATTCAATTGAAGCTTACAATCCAGAAAACTATTTCGGTCAAGCAATCAAAGGTCTTTACATTTTTGGCGTAAAAGCAGTTGTTCCTGCATTTGGTATTTATTTACCAACTGTATTTGAATAAATAATTTCTTCTAAGGGCACATAACAAAATGTGCCCTTTATTCATATTTATTTATTTATTACAAAAGGAAATCATAATCATGGGAAAGATTTTAACTACAACTGAATGTAAAGATATACTACAAATAAGTGGAAGTTCATATGATACTTTCATAAACACTATGATTCCTATAGTTGAGAATTTTATTTTAAATTATTGTTCAATAAGTGAAGATAGCGCATCAGTTCAATCAGGATTAAAACTTTCTGCTGCAAATCTTATTAATTATCAATTACAAAAACCAAGTAATATATCAAATGAAACTATAGGCAACTATTCAGTTTCATATACAAACTCATATCCGAAAGATATATTATCAGCATTGAAACCATATTGTAGAGTAAAATTTATTCAAGATGAAAATTTAAATAGTTGGCAATCAGTGGAACTTGAGAGTTTTGAATAATGATTGATAAACACTTTAATACAGCATTTGATATTTACAGAGTTTCATCTTCAGTGGATGAAAACAACTTTGATATTCAGAGTGATATATTATATTCAACAGGAAAAGGATTCTTTGAACCATTGTCTGGTAATGAAAGAGTTATTAATCAAAAGTATGAATCATTTACAACACATCGTTTATTTACTTCTATAATTAATATCACTGAGAGTGATACATTATATATTGATAGTTGTGCTTATAATATAGATTTGATACAAAATTATCAAAATGACCATTTGGAAATAATTCTAATAAGGAAAAAATAATGATAGATAAAGTTGAAGATAAATTAAAAAAAGTTCATTTAGTATTAGTAATAATTGGAATAATAGTATTTCAATATGTTTTTCCTGCCGCTGAACATAGTGCCAGAGATAATTCACTGGATAAAATAGTAATAAACCACGAAAGTAGAATTACTAATTTAGAAAATGGATATCTTGGTAACAGAGAATTATTAATTGAAATAAAATTCAATTTAAAACAACACATCAGAGAGCAAGGTGGTGAATATATTGAAGGTGTTGAACCGAGCATATTGATGCAAGGAAATAAATAATGTTTAATAAAACTAAAGAAAATATAAAATGGTTCTTCAAAATGTTATTGAAAAGAACTGATAGTATATTTAAGAACGGTGGAATGAATTGGTCAAGTACAAGAATAATGAGTGTGGCACTTGATATAATACCACTTGTTATAATACCACTTGTAGCATGGGCAATAATTTATTTAACAAATTGGTCATGGGGGTCAATTCCAGAAAATGTGATTATTATTATTATTATTATTATGATGGCTGACTAACAGGCAAAGTTTCATCTCAATATGTTGATATTAAAAAGAGAATAAAAATGGAAACTAAAGTAATTTGGAATCAAAAATCAGTTGACAATATAC